TATGGCAGAAGAGATACCACCGTTTAGACTAATGGATGATATATTCCAATGGGTAGCAGGGAGACCTATTAAGCCGGTATACATAGTAGATATGCCTAGGGGTATGAAAAAAGATCGGCTAGGAGACTTCTATAGTGGAATTGAAGTAATAAAAAACGGAGTAGCCTATGATAAGCGCTACCATGCTAAGAAAATAAGATTTAACAGACCTAGGGTATTTGTATTTACGAATGAACTACCTAATCTAGACTTAATGAGTAAAGATCGGTGGGTAATATGGATGGTCGATGAAGAGTATGAAGTAATCGAACTAAATCCTAGAGAAATGCAACAAAAAGAGTAAAAGTATTTTGGGTAGGTTAGACTAGGCGCTACGCTGTAACAATGGGGTCTAACCCTATATATATATATTTAAACATCCGGCACATCCGGCACAAATCTAATTTGTTTCGTTGTCAGTAAACTCTGGAGAAGACCAGACAGTAGAGTAATGTATGACTACTTTAATAAGCCCAGAAGGCCATTGACTAGGTTCGTAAGCACCTGGTGTAGTATTGTTAGTAAGTAAACTATTGCAAGACCAAGCGAAAAATTGCTGACTATGAGGATGAGAAGAGAACTCGACAGTATTGGAATTGCCTATGTTAGAAGTATTAGGATTCTCGTAACCATGTAAGCGAAAGTCGGGCTCGGCGTTAGAAGTACCAGAAATCTCGCCATTAGAAACTATATCCCCCTTAGAAAGACCGAAACCTTTACGGGCAGACCACTTTTTAGTCATAGAAATAGCGTAAGTACGTCCTACGTTGCTACGGACACCATTGTATTCACGAGTAATGAAGCCTGGCTGTTCAGTAAGATCCTGGGGTTGAGAAAGAGTATCCATATCTCCTCGGCTGCCTCGGACGCCCATCGTAAAGATGACATGCTTGTTAGGAACTCTAGCACTAGCGACAGATTGTAAAACTTCTGGAGAGAAAGAAACAGTACACTTAGTGCCCACTACGGTAAATCGGCGGTAGAATTGCCTCATTTTTCTATAGAAAGAAGGGTATTTATTTATGTAACCGGTATCTATGCCAGAATCTGGGGGCACATTCCCTCCGGTCTGTGGCTCGGTATCGAAAAGAGCTTGAGAGTTGGTAGGAGGAGGCTGAGCAGGGTTGGTAGAAGGTACGTTAAGAAATGCACGAGTATTAGGTAATGGCCAACCAGGTGTAGAAGGTACGTAAGTGCCCTGCTGATTGAATGGAGCCATCGGATCGTTAGTAGAAATGTAAAGAGTATTCATAGGGTAAAGATTCTGATTAAACTGAGAACCCCACGGAGGTAAAGACCAATTAGCGTTAACGGCAGTAGGAGGGGGACCACTAGCTATTCTAGAAGGTATTCTAATATAACGGACAAATTTATGAGTAGCAAAGCCACGTTTAGGTATCAACTGCTTGTATAAGACTAGCTGATTTCGCTTGCGCTTCATCTTGTAAGAAGTAGTTCGCTTTCGCTTCCTAGAGTATTTTTTTCTGCGGTAAGGAAAGGCACGGGATTTTGAAGAACGCTTCGAATAACGTCTGCGGTAAGGCATATAGTATATAATGAGAAAAAAATTTAAGCTTAAAAATAAAACCTATGCTAATAGTATGGGAGATAATCCAATAAGTATGTATGATGTAACGATAAGTAAGAAGATGTATGATAGTGAAAAGGAAGTAATCGAGGTACTGAAACAAAATTGTAGGAGATGGGCATTTCAACTCGAAGAAGGCGACGAAGGGTATCAACACTATCAAGTAAGACTATCGCTAAGTAAAAGAAGAAGATTTAGCTATATAAAGAAAAGAATTGCAGAGGGTAACTACTGGCTGAAAGGTCATATAACTCCCACAGCCAATCCTAGCTATCTAACAGGAGAAGAATTCTATGTACTGAAAAACGATACTAGGCTAAAGGGACCTTGGACAGACAGGGATGTAGAACCACCTAAGGAAACTATTCAACTAATGAACTTTAGTAGACACAAACTAAGAGGGTGGCAAGAAAAAATGTTTAAGGAATGTGGAAACTATTGTGATAGAACTATTAACCTCGTATATAATCCTTCGGGAGGGTGCGGTAAGAGCATATTTAGTGAGTACCTAGAGTTTAAAGGTATGGCAGAAGAGATACCACCGTTTAGACTAATGGATGATATATTCCAATGGGTAGCAGGGAGACCTATTAAGCCGGTATACATAGTAGATATGCCTAG